TGCTGGATCGTAGTGTTTTTTCAGGCATTTCAGTAACAAGCGGCGATTCGATCGAATTTACCTATGAGCTTACGGTGAATGCGGAGGCGTAATGCCGTTTTCCGGTGCGCTGTCCACCATAGCGAGTCTGACGCGCTCTTTTGCCGGAACCCTGGGGACCATGACCGGCACTGCCAGCAGAAAAGTGGGCAAAAGCCTTTCAGGAGCTCTTGGTACCCTGTCTGGCACGGTTTCAACGCAACTCGTAGATTTGCAAGACGTATCCGGAACTTTGCCGGCCATGAGCGGGTCGCTGTCCAGGGTAGTGAGCTACACAAAAAGCGTTGGCGGGACGCTGGAATTTGATGGAACAGCTTTCACAGCAGCAAGCTATGCTCGCACATTGGCTGGAACGCTTAGTTTCGGCGGGGGGACGGTCGATGCTGTCGGCGAGGTTATTGGGCAAACAGTGGCTGGAGCGCTGCCGGCAATGTCTGGAAGCGTTTCGACGGTGTATACGGAAAACGCGGTAGTGATTTCAAGCAGACAAAAACCGTGGAATGGCACTCCTTGGGAGTCGCTCCCCTGGAAAAGATAGGAAGGCTTTTATGCGTGGCAAAAAAGGCAAAGCTGCCGTTTCTCGAACAAAGGTGGGCCATGAGTATCGTGCTCGCGGTCCAAAAGGGCGTATCCGCGGTGAATACGAAACTCGACGCAAAGCAAGGCGCAAAGCGCAAAAAGTGGAAAGGAAGAGATAACATGCCTTGGAAAGTTGGCGAGAAAAAAACTAGCAAAGGCTGGCCGATCAAGAAAAAAGAAAACGGTCAGTGGAAGATTGTCGGATACAGCGACACGAAGGAAAAAGCCCGCGAAAGCGTAAAAGCCCGGTATGCGAATGAGGGGAAGAAATGAGCTTGGAATATCATTATTTGGGTGCAGGCATTGTGTTTGGCTTGTAGCCTGCTATTTTTGCTGATGTGGGTTTGATTATGTCTAATGACCAGAAGAACAAAAACGAAGAGCTTACGCAACGCGAGGAAAAGACCGTTTACGAGTATCTTGTAGATTTGAATATCAAGAATGCGGCCATAAGAGCAGGCTTTGCTCCAAAATATGCGGATCGAGCTGGGTGGCGGGCTCTGCAAAAGCCTGCAGCGCAAAAACTTTTACAAGAACTTTGGCAGCAACAAAAACAACGCTGGCAAATGCGCGTCGATGACGTGGTGGCGGAAAACACCTGCATTGCGCAAAGCGATGTGCGGAAGATTTTCGATAATGAGGGAGCACCGGTATCACCGAATGAATTGCCCGAAGAAATAGCGAAGGCCGTTTCCGGGGTTGAGGTCATTGACACTAAAGACAACGAGGGAAATGTCGTCCAGCGCAAATATAAATACCGGTTTTGGGATAAGAACAAGGCCCTGGAGTGGTTTGGCAAATACTATGCATTGTTTACGGAAAACCGGCATCATACCGGCAAAATCGACTTCGACAACCTGCCGGAAGAGCAGCTAGATGATGCAATCGCACAAGCCGGACAACAGCTTGGATACACTCGCAGCCAACTCGCCCAAATGGGTCTTGTCCAAAGCCTTGGAGGCGAAAGCGAAGCGGAGACGCCGCCGCAGGATTGATCGGTTTTATCCGGAAACGGGAGAGCTGCGGCGTGAACTGTACACCAAGCATCTAGAGTTCTTTAAAGCGGGAAAGCATTACCGCGAACGGCTCATGCTAGCGGGGAATCGCATCGGAAAAAGCGAAGGGGTGGGGGGCTATGAACTCACCCTGCATCTCACGGGCGAATACCCAGCATGGTGGCCCGGGCGGAGGTTTAACCAGGCCATCCGGGCCTGGGCGGCGGGCGATACGAGCGTTACGGTGCGAGATATTTTGCAATACAAGCTCTTGGGGCCGATCAATGACATCGGGACGGGACTCATCCCGGGTGATGCGATTGTCGATTACAAGCGCAAATCCGGGGTCCCGGACGGCATCGAACTTGTTTGGGTCAAGCACAAAAAGGGCGGCGTCAGCTACTTGAGCTTCAAATCCTACGATCAAAGGCGGGAGAGCTTTCAAGGCACCGAGCAGGATGTGATCTGGCTGGACGAGGAACCGGACATGGGAGTGTATTCAGAGTGCCTGATGCGGACCATGACAACGGACGGGCTGTTGTTGCTGACGTTTACGCCCCTGCAGGGCATCAGTGAAGTCGTGAAGGCTTTTCTTGAAGACGGGAAGGTGCCGAATGCCAGCAGTTAGCGAAACGAAATATGTAGTGACGGCGACCTGGGATGACGCTCCCCATCTCTCCGAGGAGATGAAGCAGCAGCTTTGGGAGTCCATCCCCCCGCATCAGCGCGATGCTCGTAGCAAAGGCGTTCCGCAGCTCGGGGCCGGAGCGATTTATCCCGTACCCGAGAGCAAATTCCTCATTGAGCCATTCGAGTTGCCCGATGCATGGCCCCGGGCTTTTGCGATGGATTTTGGCTGGAAATGCACCGCAGCTCTGTGGGGGGTCTGGGACCGGTATTCGGACGTGGTGTACCTGTTCAGCGAGTACAAGGCCGGGCAGGCCGAGCCGCCGGTTCACGCGGACGCCATCAAGGCCCGGGGAGAGTGGATGACCGGGGTGTGCGACCCGGCCGGACGCGGCACAAGCCAAAAGGATGGACAGCGGCTCATTGACGACTACCGCCGGCTGGGCCTTAATCTCGTACTTGCGGACAACGCGGTAGAGTCCGGAATTTTCAAGGTTTTCCGCCGCCTCGCCACGGGCAGGCTTAAAGTATTCAACACGCTGCAGGAGTTTTTGAGCGAATACCGTCTCTATCGCCGGGACGAAAACGGCAAGGTGGTCAAGGACAACGATCACCTGATGGATTGCATGCGTTATCTCGTGATGACGGGCATGTATTATGCCAAGACCGAAATCGAGACAACCTGGGATGAAGGCGAAGATCACTGGCAGCGCAGCAACCGAGGCGGGCGCAATCCCGTGACCAACTATTAGGTGGTGAGCATGGCCAAAGCCGTTAGACAACGATACGAAATGGCCGTCCAGGACGCGGAAGGCGAGCGCAAGACATACAATAATGCGCTTTCGCAGCTTTTGCGTTTTCTCAAGCTGGATAACATCTGCGAAGAACTGGATTCTAATACCATCGCCAAAGTGGGCCGCCAGGTTTGCCGCGATTACGAAACGGACGAGGCGAGCCGCAAGGAGTGGCTGGACAAAAACAAGGAAGCAATGGAACTAGCCCGGCAAATTTCCAAGGAGAAATCACACCCGTGGCCCGGGGCGGCCAACGTCAAGTTTCCCATTTTGACCGAAGCGGTGATCCAATTTAACTCACGCGCCTATCAGCAAATCGTGCAGGGCAACAGCGTTGTTAAAGGCGTAGTCGACTACGCGGAAGACGAGGACGGAGATCAAGCACAGAAGCGGGCCGATGATATAGCGGAGCACCTGAACTATCAGCTTCTTTACGAAATGGAAGAGTGGGAGGAAGACACGGACAAGCTGCTTATCAACCTGCCGCTTGTCGGCAATGTGTTTCGCAAAACCTATTATTCGCCGTCGCTCAAGCGCAACGTCTCCGAAATGGTGACTGCTGAAAATCTCGTTTACAATTACGATGCACCGTCTTTTGAGCGCGCTCCGCGTCATACGCACATCATAAAGATGTATCCGCGCGAGATAGAAGAGCGGCAGCGCATGGAAATTTTCCGGGAAGTAGATTTGAAGCTAACTCCTGCTTCGGATGAGGACCAAGAAACGCCGCAAACGCTCTTGGAGCAGCACTGCTATTACGATCTGGACGGAGACGACTACAAAGAGCCCTATATCGTCACCGTTCACAAGGACACGAAAGAAGTGCTGCGCATCGTACCCCGCTTCGACCGTGAAGACATCACGATCAAGCACCGGGGCGAACAAAAGACAATTGGTGAGATCGAGGAAGAATACCGCGAAAAGGTGATGGAGGCCGTCCAGGCTTATCAGCAGTACCAGATGCAGGCCATGATGATTGAGGAGCAGACCGGGCGACAAATGCCCGATTACAGCCTGGAGGCTTTGCTGCCGACGGAGCCAAGTTTCAAACGCTCCAAGGTTTGCAGGGTGGAGCCGACGTGCTATTTCACCAAGTATAGCTTCATCCCTTCGCTGGATGGCGGGGCCTACGACATGGGTTTCGGGTGGTTGCTCAACAGCTTGACGCACACAATCGACACCACGATCAATCAGATGCTGGACGCCGGAACTAGCCAAAACGCCGGAGGCGGCTGGATTTCCAACGCGATTCAGACCCGCAAGGGGGAGCAGTATTTCAAGCCGGGCGAATATAAGACGGTTGAGATTCCCTCCGGCGGTAATATTCAGAATCACATTTACGATTTCAAGCACCCTGGACCGTCGAATGTGCTGTTCAACCTATTGGGCACGCTCATAGAGGCTGCAAATAACATTTCCAGCATCAAGGATGCGCTGCGGGGCGATGGCGGACCGGCGCAGGAACCGGCGAGCCGCTACATGGCGAGATTGGAACAGGGACTTGCCACCTTCAACAGTATCTTTAAGCGCATCCATCGTTCCATGTGCAAGGAGTTTCGGCGGTTGCACAAGCTTAACCGGGAATACGGACCCAAGCAGACCAATGTACGTTTCAATGGCCGCAACATTCGGTTCAGCCTGGAGGAATACCGGGAGGCGGACGTGAAGCTCGTGCCAGTGAGCGATCCCACGGTATTCTCTCAGGCGCAGCGGCTTGCCAAGGCGGAAGCGCTCATACAGTCATACGCCAATGATCCGTATGTCGATCAGCATGAATTGCGCCGGCGTCACATGGAAGCCTTGGATACGAATGACCTGGATGAGCTGCTGTACTCCGAGGAACACATGCAGCAGCAACAGGCGCAGCAACCGCCGCATCCGGAACTGCTGAAAGCCCAAGCCGAGGTGGAAAAGCTGCAGGCTGAAACACAGAAGACCCTTGAGGAAGTGGGGAGCGAACGGGCGCAAAAAGTGAAGTTTCTGACCGAAGCCATGCAGAACATGGCGAAGGCGGAGGCCGAGGACGACAAAGTTAACCTTGAGTACTACCGCGCCCAAATGGATGTGTTAAACCGCGAAATAGAAGAGTTGAGACAGGATGAACGAGAGAAGAGACAGGCAGCCAATGAGCAGGGAGGAAATCGAAGCCAGTCCGCTAACGGCGGAAGAGCTTCGGGCATGGTTCAAGGACAGAACAACCCGCAAGGTGCTGCGACACCTGGAGGACAGGGCGCTCGCCAGGGAGCGCGAAATCAATAGAGGACAGTTGCTCCGTCACGACAGCACCGATGCAACTGCACTCGGGTATGCGGAGACAGTTGGGTTCGTAAGGGGCGTGCGGCAGGTATACGAGATCGAAACAACGCAAACCGATGAACAGGAGTAAAGGCATGGAGAACAAAGCGAAGATTCAGCCGTGCGAGTACAAGGTGTTGGTGAAGCCGTTCGAGGTGGAAGAGAAAACGGACGGCGGAATCATCATGCCGGACGAGTACAGGAAACAACAGGAAAGGGCGCAGGTGCGGGGCACACTCATTGCTATCGGCGGGAATGCCTTTGAGAACTGGAACGACCCCGTGCCGGAGATCGGACAGGACGTTTACTTCGCCAAGTATGCGGGCATCCAAGTGCCCGGAGAAGAGGATGATGCGGAGTACCGACTACTGAACGACAAGGACATTGCGGGAATACTCATAGAGTAAAGGAGAAGCAAACATGACGGAAGAGAATAATCGCAGTGAAGAGCCGCAGGGCGGCACCACGGGACAGGACACGCAAGTCGAGGAACGCGCCCGCGTCCAGGGTTGGATGCCCTACCAGGAATGGGTAGACCAGGGCGGCGACCCGGATCAGTGGAAGCCCGCTGAAAAGTTCGTCAAGGACGGAGAAGACATCCCCGGCATCGTCAAAGAGCGCAATCGCAAGCTGGAAGCTGAACTCCGGCAACTGCGCGAAGATTTCAAGCAGTTCCGGCAGCACATGAACCAGCAGATGACCAAGCGGGAACAGAAAGCCTACGACCAGGCCCTCAAGGACCTGCAGCAGAAGCAACGCCAGGCAGTCGAGGAGGGCGATACCGCCGCGTTCGACCAGGTGGAGCGCGAAAAGGAACGCATCCAGAAGGAACGCGACGAGGCCATGAAGGACACGGGCGAATCGGGTGAAGCGTCCCAGCAGGACCCCGTGTTTGAGGCGTGGGTGGAAGAGAACCCGTGGTATCAACGCAATCCGGAGATGGCCGCCACGGCGGAAGGCATCGCAAACGCTATCAATCGCCAGAATCCGAATCTCACGGGCAAGCCGTTTCTGGATGAGGTGACGCGGCGCATCAAGAAAATTTATCCGGATGAGTTTTCGAACCCGAAGCGGGAAGGGGCCTCAAAGGTGGAAGGCGGGCAGAAAGGAGCAGGACCAAGTGGTAAAAAGAAATCCTACTCCGATCTGCCCGATGATGCGAAACGGGCCTGCGACCGCTTTGTCAAGCAAGGCATCTTCAAGAACCGCGATGAGTACGTTCAGGAGTACTTCGCGGGCGAAATGGAGGCATAGCGCATGAATACCAACAGAAAGGCCCAGCAGCGGTCGGCATCAAGACCCGAAGGCCAAAGGGTAGCGGAAAAGGGCAGGCAGAGTAACCGTATTCCCCTGGGGCAGCACCGGCGCAAAATGACGGTGGACCCTGAGCTCAAAAAGCGTATTGAGCGCGAGGGGTATGTGCTGCGGTGGATCAACGACGACGGCAAGGTCAGGATACAGCAAGCGAAGGAAGCCGGATATACATTCGTTCGCGCGGACGGCCTGGAAAAAATCGGGGACAGCGGCGACCAGAACAGCGATCCCGGAGGCCGCATTTCTCAGATCGTCGGCACCTGCGAGGACGGCTCGCCCATGCGGGCCTACCTCATGGCGATCAAGCGCGAATGGCACGAAGAAGACCAGCAAGCGAAGCAACAGGAAGTGGACCAGATCGACAAAGCAATCCGGGAAGGGCGATCTGCCCCGAGCGATAATCAATACGTTCCGCGCGAGGGCATTCGCTACCAACCGTAACGGAGGCATGAATCATGGCAAATGTGGATAATCCGCGCGGGCTCGAACCCGTTTACCACCTGAACGGCAACCCGTTCTGTGGCCGGGGGACGGTCTGCTACATACCCGATACCGACTCGAACAACTACTTCATGGGCGATCCCGTGGACCT